AAAGTGGCATAAGCAAACTCAATTAAGCGGAGGAAAGTTGACAAAGAGAGCACTCTAGATTCACTTGCCCACGGTTGATGTGCCAACGAGTGTGTTGAGCTTTGGTAACGCTGCCGCGTTCAACACTAATCCTAGCAGCCCGTTGTTTAGCTTCTCTTGATCCAGCCTTGCCACCTAGCACGTGGGCCTCGTGGGAGAGATTTCCAGCATTCCCTTTGTTTGTTTTCCACCCAGCTAAACGTGCGGATTCGTCTTGAAGAGCACGGGCTGCTGTGATCTTCTTTACAGTTTCAGGAGATGTATCATGGCCCATCATCTTGAGACTGAAAGCCTCTTTGTGACCGGGCCGCTGCCACATTCGGCGAGAGTTTTCGGCAATTTTAAGGCATGTTGCTTCAGAATGCGGGCCATTATGGCCTTCACCACCCCGACAAATGTTGTAACCCACGTCTGGATTCTGGGCATCATATTGCGCTATAAGAACGCGCTCCCAGAAGCAGAGATCTTCGTTGGTTGTGAGAGTTGAAACGAGAGGATAAATGTGAAAGTACTCCGGCCCATACTTGCGTATGGCATTGAAGAGATAGGAATTGCCCACACGTTGGTGGGCGGCGTCCCAAAACTTGGATTTAAGGTATTTCTGTAAATCGCCAGTTTTGGTTTTACCAATGTAGATCTTGTTGTTGACATGGTTTACGATGAGATACAAAAACATAGAAACCCTTTCTACAGTGAGTACTGTAAAGGGTTGGAAAGTTACAAAAACACGTTCATTAGCCGAGAAGCCATCTCTGTTGTCTCAAACCAGCGCTGAATGGACGGTTCGCAGTCACCAATGGAGCCATCTCAGTAAATTGCGCATTGTAACCATCAGCCAGGCCACGATAAAGATCCGCTTTGTTAATGTCCAGACTGACGCCGTTTAAGGAGAAACTGAATTGGTCAGCAGCCCACCGCGCCCCTTCTGCACTCAGACACATAGCAGCGGCAGCAAACGCTGCGATGCGACCCCAATCCGCAGGAACCGTATCCAGAGTGAAACTGTAGATGTTTTTCGGGTTGTACCAATTGAGTTTGCTGATCGCCATCTGTAGGAACCGCAAGATCTGGGAATCGGTCCAAATGAACCCAACTCGAGTCGTGTAGCCCGCTACAATCTTACCAGGTGTCGGTGGCCGAAAGTGGTAGTTCCGATCCGGGTTGGTATCAAACAAGAGCTCTCGGACGTACATGATCGCCGGAGCATATTTCTTGTTTGTGAGTATGGGCTGGGCGATGATCGTGGACGGCGCGTCATAGCTACCACTTGCTGGACTGACGGACTGTACTACGAAATCTTCCAGAACGGTGTCGATCGAGCCTTCCTCGTATTGTTTCAAAAACCATTGAAGCTGATAGGCACCGTTCCAGACAGTTGGAACCGTCATCCGGATGTAATACGCGCCTTGCGAGGCGCGATGAGGTACCATTTGGGGTTGTGTTACCAGAACTGGCGCTCCGCTAGGATCAATGGAAAAAATGGAATAAGAGATGGAAACCGGATCAAGCAGCTTGCCGTCAGATTCACGCACCAGCAGGCTGAGATCCCCTGGGCCTAGAGTTTTACCTTGTGTTAGAGTTATCATCCCGGTTTGTCCCCTGTAAGAAGCTCGATAGTGCTGAGACAGGGGATAACCGGGTTTAGTTCGCGGGGAAAAGACACCGAGGACAGGTGTCTTCCGGGAGGTAATTGCTCGGGTTAGATGACGAAAATTGCTCCAAGAGAAGACTGTTGATCCATTCTACAACGTGCATCTCTTGCATCCCGCGTTTGGAAGAGGTCTCGACTTCTATAGGCTTCAGGGCGAAACCCTTCGGAAGTCCCACTTCCGCTGCCTTTTGGCCATCAAAGAGATAATTGAACAGCCGAACACCGCCGCGCACGTAGGGTATCAAAGGTTTCAATCTTTCGACAGTGCGGAAGTGCTTCTTGATATTTCTCACCAACAAAATCTCATCGTCAATCATTTTTCCCGTCATTGCATTGCGATAGAACGCTCGTTCGCGGTAGACCGTCTTCTCTTTTCGTGTCATTTTGTCTCCGATTCTGTTCTTTTCGGGATTAACACCAATAAGTTCGAAGGAAGAACATCCACTCCCAAGGTTTCTAGACTCCTCTTTAGCAGGATCTCCATGTGACCTACTGTCTTCCCGTAGGAATCTTGTACTTCCACCAGACGAGTGTAATATGGTGTGTCAAAGCAATCGCCACTCTTGACGATTTGGGCCGCTTCGTAGGATGTGTTGACCCGGCGCTTGTATTCGTCCTTGATATCTTCAAACACACCACCAATTCCGATGGAGCTGTAGGCATTGTAGTCCGACACATAAGTCAAGGCCTGAACAGTGATCGCATAGAGCCAATAGCGGAGTTCGTCTTTTTCAAGCCACGCCCCAGTTTCAACTTTGATCTGGGGAACTCGCTGAATAAGTCGAGTGATGGCGTAGTTCAACTCGCCAAGGAAGGCACCTTCGTATCCATACTGCTGCCCCATATTCCAGATAACCACGGCCAAGGGATGAAATTCCCTGTTCCCGTTTGCGTTCGTTACAGGTATGTTTTTGAACCCATCATAAAGAGAAATCAAATTGCACGAAATCAAAGAGAACAGATTCTTGTAAGCAACGAGCAAACCGAAGTTGGTTATGGCATTTTCGGCCACTTTGCGGGCGGCAAGTTCGACTTGCACGTCGATCTGTTCACGGTCATCAGGAGGAATGTAAGGCATTACAAAGCTCCTTTTGGTTCCGTATCCGGACTGAGAACTGATTTTCCTAGGACATCGTCCAATGGGATTTGATGAAGCGCATTTTCGGCAAGCTGCAAATTTCGCAACAGAGGAACCGGAGATGCTTCAATCTCTCTCGCCAGAGCCAGCACTCGTTCACTGGTTTTCTCCCCTTCGCTCATATGTTCAAAGCGATGGTCTTCGATTTCTTTTGCCGCAGCAAGCAAATGATGGAGCAGAACACCAACGCGGGTCAAATCTTCGGCCTTGGTGTAAGTGAGAAGAATGTAGAAGATGGTTTTCTCGATGTCACCGATCTTGTTCTCCTCACAAAACTCTTCAAGCTGAATGGGAGGTGCAGCTTTGGGAGACTGAATAGAAGTCAAAGTCTCCGTGGGTAGTGTAAGAACTCCTTCCGCCAGCGACGCCTGTAGTTTTTCCAGGTAATGAATGGACTTTTCGATATCCTGGGCCCCGTGCTTTTTCTTCCAACGAGTGACGTATTTTGTCACTTGCGATTCTAGGTAGGGTAGTTTGTTTAAGATCACCAGATCCCAGTGTTGTACTCTCACTTGGTTATAGTGGGTTCCCCCTACTTGCTTGCTGTTAACATTGGTCATTTATTTCTCGCTTTGCACCGTTCACCATGATAACGCCCAAAATTCATAGGTTTGAACCAACGAAGGCAATATGAGCATTGCTTCAATTGATACTGCTTTTTCTTTGTTTCCTCGTTTTTTCCTAACCGCGCATATTCGCTTCGCTCTTTCGGAGTCATACTAGCAAACCGCACTCTAGCTTTACCCGCGTGAGCTTGTCGTTCTTTTAACGATTTTTCATTCCACTTAGCCCTAGCCTCTTCTGCCAACGTTGCCTTCTTAAGAGCAGAAAATCCCAAACGGGCCTGACTTATAGCATTACCATGCAGAATTCGTTCTTCTTTAGAGGCGTTGTTCCAACGCTTCCTTTGAGCTTCTTTACTGCGCTTACTTGCCACTTGATGATTAGCGAGTGCTCGTTGTCGACGTCCTTTCGACCATTTTCCCTCGCATGGGACCCCTGCTCTCGGAAGGCTGTTATACCCATTATGATAACTGTCAAAGTGATCAATCCATAGCTGCTCGTGGGAAATTAACCCCTGTCTAGTTCCTACAAATCTCTCCAAAACAAACCAAAACCAAACGTTCGGACCGTACTTCCGCCACGCTCGTAATAATTTAGGCCCATTGTGGGTGCCTCTGTCTAATTCTCGTTGGTGGGTTTTACAACGAGCCCAGATATCGTTTGAACTTCCTATGTACCATTTGTCGGACAGATAGTTATACCCGCCATAGACTCCGCTGACTTCCATGATTTGCCCCTCTACATAGGGTTAGAAAGTCTTATCGTTTCCTTCTGACGTTTCGGGGCTTCTCGGGAGCAGCGGGAAT